TGTATGACGTAAAGGTTGAGGCTATTGACGCATACTCTAGCGATATAAGGGAGAACTTTAGGCAAGAGATGGAGGCTGATATGGTTGCATACAAGCCATTAAAAGAACTTAAAGAACAAACAGGAGTTGATGTATTTAACTTTTCAGAAGACGAACTTCCAAGAACAACAGAGGAGTTAGGTCTTTATATGAAGTTAAAATATAAACAAGGAATAGAGATAGCAGAAGAAGCTGCTATTAATAGTTTATTAGAGTTAAATGACTACGAAGAGCTTTCTTATAGAACCACCGAAGATAATGTTGTTTTAGGGGTTTCTGCTATTAAACATAGTTTTGATATTCACGATGGAGTTAAAATAGAATATGTTGACCCCGTTAATTTAATATACTCACCAACAGAAGATCCTAATTTTAAAGATTGTTATTATTATGGTGAAGTAAAAAACGTTCATGTTACTGAATTAAAAAAAATAAACCCTAACTTATCTCAAAGCGAATTAGAAGAGATGTCTAAAATGGCAAGTAGGTTTGATGGGTATAAAACAACTTTAAACCAATCTACTCAAAGCGGATTAGATAAGTCTAATGTTTCTTTATTATATTTCTGTTATAAAACAGATAAAGAAGTTGTTTACAAAATAAAAAAAACAGACACAGGAGGTCAAAGATCAATTAAAAAAGACTCTTCTTTTAATCCAGAAGAAAATGAAAGATTTGAAAAAGCGTCTAGAAGAATAGATGTTTGGTATGAGGGCGTTATGGTTTTAGGAACTAATAAATTGATAAAATGGGAATTAATGAAGAATATGGTTAGACCAAAATCTTCTTTTCAAAAAACCATTTCTCCTTATTTACTTTCCGCTCCTAAAATGGCTAAAGGTAAAATAGATTCTTTAGTTAAGAGAATGATTCCTTTTGCAGATCAAATACAATTGGTTCATTTAAAACTACAACAAGTAGTCTCTAAAATGATTCCAGATGGTGTTTTTATTGATGCTGACGGGTTAAATAGTGTTGACCTTGGGAACGGAGCTTCTTATAATCCTTCTGAAGCCCTATCTATGTATTTTCAAACAGGTAGTGTTATTGGTAGAAGTTATACTGAAGATGGAGAGTTTAATAATGCAAGGGTACCAATACAAGAATTAACAAGCAGTGGGTCAAACGCAAAAATATCCAGCTTAATTAATATGTATAATTACCAGCTAGGAATGATTAGAGCTGCTACGGGTATAAACGAAGCTAGAGACGGAAGTTCTCCAGATAAATACTCTTTAGTCGGTGTTCAAAAATTAGCGGCGTTAAACAGCAATACGGCTACAAGGCATGTCGTGCAATCAGGTATAAATATTACAAAAAATTTATGCACAGCATTGTCATATAGAATATCTGATATATTAGAATACTCTTCTTTTAGTGATGATTTTGCTAAAATGATTGGTAAAAATAATTTTGAAATTATAAAAGAAATAAAGAATTTACATTTACATGATTTTGGTGTGTTTATTGAATTAGAGCCTGATGAAGAAGAAAAGTCTTTACTGGAGCAGAATATACAATTAGCATTACAGTCGGGTAAAATAGAATTAGATGATATTATAGATATCAGAATGGTTAAAAACCTGCAATTAGCTAATATGCTTTTAAAAGTTAGAAAGGCAAGAAAACAAGAAAATGATTTAGCTTTAGAAGAAAAAAGAACTAAAATGCAGTCAGATGCAAATAGTCAATCTGCTCAAGCTGCTGCTCAGGCTAGAACTCAAGAAAACACTGTTAAGAGTAAGTCAGAGGCTCAATTACTTCAGATGACTAATCAGATGGATTTACAAAAACTAGAGGTTAAAGCTAAGTTAGAAAAAGAATTAGAGGCTATGAAGTTTCAGCACGCTATGGAATTAAAAAAGCTAGAGATTGAAGGTTTTGCTAGCAGAGACGGTAATAAAGAAGATAGAAAAGATAAAAGAACAGAGAAACAGGCGTCACAACAAAGCAGAATGATTAGTCAAAGAAAAAAAGACTTACCTCCAACAGATTTTGAAGGAGAGAATCAACAGCAAGTACAAGGGCCTCCAATGGGAGAAATGCCTCCAATGGGAGGGCAAATGCCACAACAAGCGCCACAAGATCCAATGCAGGGAATGATGGAAAAGATGAACCAACAAAACATGTTGTAATTTATCTTACTTTTGTAAAGTAAAATATAATTTAATTAAATATGAGTGATGAAACAATAAAGGTAGACCTTGCCCAAAAGGGTGACTCTGCTAATAAAGACCAATCTAGTGATGTAGATTTTAAAGTAGATTTATCTAAACCTCCAGAAGCTGAAGAAACTTCAAAGGATGAGAGTAAACCAAAAACTGAAGAAACATCAAAAGAGGGTGATGAACCAAAGGTAGAAACTAAATCAAAAGATGAAGAAAAGCCAGAAGTTCAAGATAAAAAACAAACTAAAGAGGAAATATTAAGCGCGTATTTGACAGATAAATATGAGTTAGATATTAATTCTTTAGAAGACGTTCTTTCAAATAAGGATAAAAAACAAGTTAATAAACTTCCTGAAGAGATTGAAAAGTATCTAGAATATAAGAAAGATACTAATAGAGGGTTAAAAGATTACATGAAGCTACAACAAGATTTTGATGAAGCTAATCAAAGTGATCTTCTTGTTCAGTATTATAAAGAAACAAATCCAGGTCTCAATGATGAGGATGTGTCTTTTTTAATAGAACAAAAGTTTGAATATAAAGAATCTATTCATACAGACTCTGAAAAGAAGGTTAAAGAACTTGAAAAGAAAAAAGAATTATTTAAAGCTAAACAGTATTTTAATGATTTAAAGGAAAAATACAAGTCTCCGCTTGAGTCAAGCAATGAGAATGTACCTGATGAATATAAAGAGGCGTTTAGTAATTATAATAAGTACCAAGAAGAATCTAAAAAAAACAAAGAGATTCAAGATAATCAACGTGCTGTCTTTGACGAAAAAACAAGAAAACTATTCAATGACGATTTCAAAGGTTTTGAATTCAATGTAGGAGAAAAAAGTCTTGTTTATCAACCTAAAGACTCTAAAGATGTTATGGAGAAAAACAGTAACCTTAACAATTTTATTTCAAAACACATTGATGAGAAAGGCTCTTTGAAAAGCGCTGCTGATTACCATAGAGCTATGGATATAGCTATGAATCCTGAAAAGTATGCAAAATTCTTTTACGACCAAGGTAAATCTGACGCCGTAAATGAAGTTGTCAAAGACGGGAAGAATATTAATATGGACGTTAGAAGCAAGGTTGATTCTTCGACAACAGGAACTAAATTCAAGGTCTTACAAGACTCTGGAAATTTTAGTTCTGGATTAAAAATCAAAAAACGTTAAATTATTTAAAAAACTAAAAAATGGCACAAACTATAACATTTGGAGGAAACGGAGCCTTAGGAGGTTCTACTTCTCTTACGCCAGCACCATCTAAGGGGTTACAAAACTCAAACTACCTTAGCAATGCTGACTATACTTTCGCACAACAATTCATGCCTGACTTGTATGAGAAAGAATTTGAAAAATACGGAAACAGATCTATCGCTTCTTTTTTAAGAATGGTAGGAGCTGAACTTCCATCTAGTTCTGATTTAATCAAATGGACTGAGCAAGGAAGATTACACGTACAAGGATCAGGAACAGTTACTGATGGAAACACTTTAGCAGTTACAGGACACAACTTTAGAACAAATCAAACGATTATCGTATCTAATGCTGCTGGATCAGTACAAGTAAAAGCTTTAGTTACAGACGCAAGTGCAGCTGACTCTGTTGAGGTAGCACCTTATTCATTAGCTGATATGGTGACAGGTACAGGGTCTTTTTCTGCAAATGACGCTGTAAAAATCTTTGTATTCGGTTCTGAATTTAAAAAAGGAACTAACGGAATGGTTGGATCTTTGCAAGCTGATTTTGAAGCTAAAGAAAACAACCCTATCATCATCAAAGACAAGTATGAAGTTAGTGGTTCTGAATTAGCACACGTTGGATGGGTAGAAGTAACTACTGAAAACGGAGCTTCTGGATACTTATGGTATTTAAAATCTGAGCACGAAACAAGATTAAGATTCGAAGACTACCTTGAAACTTCAATGGTAGAAGGAGAACCAGCTGCTGCTGGATCTGCTGCTTTAGCTGCAGGTTACAAAGGTACAAAAGGTCTTTTCTATGAAATCGAAAATGGAGGAAACACTTCTTCAGGAGATATCACAGACAGAGATGACCTTGAGGCTTTTGCTAAAGTTCTTGATAAAGAAGGTGCAATTCAAGAAAATGTACTTTTCGTAAACAGAGATACTTCTTTCAAAATTGATAGAGTATTAGCTGATCAAAATAACTCTGGAGCTTCTACAAGTTCTTATGGTTTATTTGACAACGACGAGGATATGGCTTTAAATCTAGGATTTACTGGATTTAGAATTGGATATGACTTTTATAAGTCTGACTGGAAATACTTAAACGATGCTACTACAAGAGGTAACATTGGTGGTATTGACGGAATCATGGTTCCTGCTGGGACAACTACTATCTATGACCAGGTATTAGGACAAAACGCTAAACGACCATTCTTACATGTTCGTTACCGTCAGTCTGCTACTGAGGACAGAAAGTATAAGTCTTGGGTAACTGGATCTGCTGGTGGAGCATCTACTACAGATAAAGATAACATGGAAGTACATTTCTTATCAGAAAGAGCACTTTGTGTTATGGGAGCAAACAATTTCATATTGATGCAATAATACCTTTAAAGAGGGTGTCTTATGGATGCCCTCTTTTTTTTAATTTAATTTAATTTTTAATATAATGGCAACAAAAACTACTAAAAAAGGCTATTCTGGTCTTTTCCCTAATATGCAACCAAAAACTAGGGTTTTCATTTTAACAAGCAATAGAACACCAATAAGACATATGATCGCTGTAAAACACACGGCATCAAAACCACTTACATTTAATGATAGTGGATTAAACAGAGCTTTGAGATGGGCCACGAATCAAGTTACTCCTTTTGTTGATGAACAAGATGGATTAGCTACATTACAGCCAATAATTTTTCAAGATGGTAAATTAGTTGTTGATTCATCACAAATGAATTTACAAAAGTTTTTAATGATACATCCTGCGTTTGGTGTTAAATTCGAAGAGTTTGACAAAGAAAAAGACGCAAGCGAACAAGTTGAAACAATGGCTAGTAAGTTAGATGCTCAAATAGCAGCTAAAGATTTAGATATTAATGACCTAGAAGCAATCGCAAGAGTTGTTTTAAAAGGTAAAAGCAATATATCTTTAATGACCTCATCAGAATTAAAAAGAGATATGATAATCTGGGCGGGAAATAATCCAGAAGAATTCATGGATCTTTTAAATGATGAAAATTTAAAACTTCGAAACCTTGCAGTTAGAGCTGTAGAGATGGGTATACTTCATGTTAAATCTGACAACAGAACAGTTGTATGGGGAGACAAGAAAAGCCAAAAAGTTATAGTTGTTCCTTACGGAGAAAACGTATATAGTGGATTAGCTTTGTTTTTCAAAACAGATGAAGGCTTGGATGTTTTACAAAAAATCACAAATAGTTTATAAAACTAACCAATTACTGTTAAAGGAGAGAAGGAGGTTGCAATTTGCGACCTCTTTTTTTTTGTACTTTTGTAAAAAATATATCCCATGATTAACAGTGTAAGAAACACAGTCTTATTTTTATTAAATAAAGACAATAGAGGGTACATTGCTCCTTTAGAGTATAATTATTTTGCAAAGCAAGCTCAATTAGAAATATTTGAACAGTATTTTTCTGATTATTCAAAAGCAGTACAACTACAAAACTCTAGAAAAAAAGCAATAGGGCATGGAGATACCGTGTCTCAAATTCAAAACAAAATTGACATATTTACGGTCAGCTCAATTTTAAATTACAATGATATTAACTCTCCTTCTGTTGGAGGTGTAAATGACTATTTTATTCTTCCATCTAATCTTTATAAACTTATAAACGTTACGTATAAAGGAAAAATTGCTCAAGGAGTTCCTACTTCTAAATTTGATATGTTAAATAGTAGCAACCTTACAGCTCCTTCTATAACTTATCCTATCTATAAAAGAAATGGTTCAAATATTTTTGTGAGACCTCTGAGTATTAATTATACAGCTCAAACCCCACAAGGTACAGAGCCGCCGTTAATTTGTAATTACGTAAGAAAACCTATAGATCCTGTTTGGGGATACAACACAATAAACAGCGATCCTGTATATAACTCAGATTCTTCAACTAATTTTGAAATACCTTCTTCTGATGAAACATCTCTTGTTATAAAAATATGTAAATTAGCAGGACTGAGTATTAGGGAAAATGATGTTTTGCAGGCAACTACAGCAATGGAAGGTATCGAATATCAAAAACAAAACTCATAGATTATGCCTATAATTGGACAAGACTTAACGCAATCTCAATATTATCAAAACGAAGGGAATACTCCAACTAATGATAATTGGGGAACATATCAATATCTTTTATTGGAAGATATTATAAACAATTTTTTATTAAGCTATGTTGGTGATGATAAGGTGATTAATAAAGTTGATAGAAATGAAGTAGTTTTTCATGCAAAAAGAGGGTTACAGGAAATTCATTATGATGCATTAAGAGAGATATTAGGTTTTGAAGCTCAAGTTCCTGAAACACTACAAATGCATTTACCACATGATTTTGTAAGCCTTGTGAAAGTTTCATATGTAGGGTCAGATGGCTCAACACACGATA